AGACAACTAGCGTTGTACAAGCCGAAACCAATACGGAAGTGAGAATTCAAACTGCCGGTACTTACTTAGTTGAAGTTGGGTGTTCGGTGTCTACTCGACAACCAGCGGCTGGTCAAACGAATACTGTGGTCATAAAACTGCAAGAAGCAAATGGCACTGGCAGTTTCGCAGAGATTGCTAGGGTTGAAGGCTTGGCCCCCTCGACATCATTTATCGGTGGTGCAACACTTAACTACAAACGCATTGTCACCATAACTGAATTGCGTAAGTACAAAATTTTAGTCGATTCGCAGTCTACTGGGTTTGCGTTCGCTAGTGATTTTCAAGGTGCATTCATTTCTATTCAACGGTTGAGTAACTAAGGAGCATCCAATGGTTACCAAAATTCCACACTCAATGACTACTGGTGTCATTGGTACATCAAATCTAGCGAGTCAAACTCCGGGTAATAGAGTGGCAGCAAATAGCGGCTCGGTTGTGCAGTTAGACTCAAATGGCGACATTCCTCCTGCCTTGCTTGGCCCCGTTGCAGACCAGTTTCGCATCACGGTAGATCAAGCGATTACTGCCTCTTCCGCAACCATTGACTCAACGTGGGAACGCATAGATCGTGGAGGTCAAGGCACAACGGGAACAGGCTTTCAAATGTCGCAGTCTTCAGGAATTTTTACATTTCCCATTACTGGCTTGTATCTCGTGACTTTGAATTGTCAAATCGCACGCACCGGAACAAACATTGATTTGATTACGTCTCGGATTCAGTTTGCCAATGACTCTTTTGTTGACTCCGAAAATACAGTAACTCATGCTGAAAGCATCTTGGGTGTAACAGGCTCGTTGCCCAAAGAGGTGGCTACCTTGTCTTCATTGGTCAACATCACAAACGTCGCTAATGAAAAAGTAAGGTTTACTATTCAGGCTGACAATACTGGTTCAGAGTTGGCAGGTAGCACATTTCACAATGCTACTTACGCAACATTCTTGCGGATTGTGGGGACATGATGGAAACTGATAATCAAATACTGTTAGCCTTGGGCCGACTGGAGGGCAAAGTTGATTCACTCGTCGCCCGACAAAAGGTTATCGATGCTGAACTGGATAAGCACGAATCTAGGCTCCGCAGTCTTGAGCAGGGCAAATCATGGATGCTTGGAGCGGCTGCGGCTGTTGGGGCACTTGTATCGTTTATCGTTAAAGGATTTTCAAATGGATGAGCAAACCGCAAAAAGACTGCATGACGCACTCGCCAATGAACTGCTCCGTAGGGTAGAGTCTGGGGAAGCAGGAGCCTCTGATTTGAGCGTAGCCCGACAGTTCCTCAAAGACAATGGCATTGATGCCACCCCACAGCAGAGCGAACCGCTGGCTGACTTGGCTAAGTCCCTTCCATTCCAAATACCTCAGACAGGATCTTGATATGTGTATCCCAGCCTTTTTGTATCCACAAGCACGGGTGTCTGAGGAACCAGCCGCGATGCCAATTCCTGACAATGCCAAGGGTTTTCCTGTTATTGAAGATGCGTTTATCAAACAGGCTCGATTGAGGTTGATGATTGGCATGATGAATCAAACAATGGGCAATCGGCAAAATCCATTCCGTCCGCCGCAAACCACAGTCAATCGCAATCCTAATACTGGTCTTTCTGATTTAAGTGCTACCCCACAGCAGCCGGGCCTTTCCCAGCAGCAAGTACAAGACTCTGGCAGTCAATTTGGTAACCCATGAATGAACTTGCCGACTTCCGTAACTTCCTCTACTTGGCTTGGGACCATTTGGGGCTTCCTGCCCCTACTCGCATTCAATACGATATTGCTGAGTATCTCCAGAATGGGCCTAAGCGTCGAGTCATTGAGGCGTTTCGGGGTGTGGGCAAATCGTGGATTACATCTGCCTATGTCTGTCATCAGTTGCTTCTGAACCCCGACAGCAACATCTTGGTGGTGTCAGCGTCTAAGCAACGGTCGGATGATTTTTCCACCTTTACTCTTCGCATGATCAATGAGATGCCTTTGCTGGGTCACCTAAAGCCTACAGAGGATCAGCGGAACTCCAAGGTGGCATTTGACGTTGGGCCAGCCAAAGCCTCACACGCTCCGTCCGTGGTGTCCAAGGGGATCACCAGTCAAATCACCGGATCACGGGCTGACCTGATTGTGGCTGATGATGTCGAATCTCTGAACAATAGTGCGACCCAGACCATGCGGGACAAACTGACGGAGACGATGAAAGAGTTCGATGCGGTTCTGAAGCCGGGAGGCCACATTGTGGTGCTGGGCACGCCCCAGACAGAATCCAGTATCTACACCTACATGCCTGAGCGTGGCTTCGAGGTACGTATTTGGCCCGCAAGATATCCATCTAGCAGCCAACGAAAAGGATATGGAGATAAACTGGCTCCTGCTCTTATTACTGAATTGGATACTGATCCAGATATTAGTGGCAAGCCCACAGACCCCGACCGCTTTGATCATGAGGATCTACTGGAGCGAGAAGCCTCCTACGGACGTACCGGATTCAACCTCCAGTTCATGCTGGACTCCAGCCTGTCTGATCAGGGCCGCTACCCACTGAAGTTGGGTGATCTCATCGTCATGTCCATAAACCCCTCACAGGGGCCGGAGAAGCCTGTCTGGGGGGCTTCAAAGGAAAATGTGATCCAAGACCTACCTAACGTCGGATTGCCGGGAGATCGCTACTACGGCCCTATTACGGTGATCGACGGAGCGTGGGCTGACTACACCGGCTCAGTCATGGCTATTGACCCTTCTGGTCGGGGTGCTGACGAAACAGCCTATGCCGTGGTCAAGATGCTCAATGGCAACCTGTATGTCACCAACGCGGGGGGGCTGCCGGGAGGATACTCAGAGGAGACTCTGGAGGCCCTGTGCCAAATTGCCAAGAAAGAAAAAGTAAACATGCTGCGTATCGAAGCCAACTTTGGTGACGGTATGTTTACTCAGTTGCTCAAGCCGGTCTTAAAGAAGATTTATCCCTGCTCGATTGAAGAGGTCAAGCACACGACCCAGAAAGAAAAGCGGATTATCGACACGCTGGAGCCTGTGATGTCGGCTCACAAGTTGATCTTTGACCGCAAGGTGATTCAGCACGACTACGACAGCACTCGCTCGATGCCGCCCGAAAAGGCTCTCCGATACCAGTTGATGTACCAGATGAGCCGTGTGACCAAGCACAGAGGCTCTCTGGCCCACGATGACCGGCTGGATGTGCTGGCGATGGCTGTGTCCTACTGGACCGAGCAAATGGCTCAGGACGCAGAGCAGTCCATGAAGCAGCGTAAGGACAAAGCCATGAACGATGCCCTTGAGAACTTCATGCAGCATGCAGTGGGCCGCAAACCCAAGCCAATCTCATGGATCTAATTGGGTCACCTATATGGATCTAAAGGATCTGGGGTCGCCGGGACTCAGGTGAAACACCTAGCCCACTCACCTTACCTATGGGGGGTAAGGGGGGTCTATGGGATCTAGGTGAATTACTTCCTTCTTTCTTCTTAGTGTAATCCCCTGACGCAAAGGAACACTGCTATGGCACAAACACGCAACTACCGTAAGGAGTACGACGAGTACCACGGTAAGCCAGAGCAGCGTCGAAACCGAAGCAATCGCAACAAGGCTCGTCGCAGGGTTGGGTTGAAAAAGGGAGATCCCAGAGAAGTAGATCACAAACGTCCGTTGTCCAAAGGTGGTTCCAATGGTCGATCTAATTTAAGAATTACGTCTAAACGGACGAACAGAGTAAAAGGAAGCAAGTAATGCCGACAACATCAGATGGTGAGCGGTACAAAAAAGACTACATGCCCTCAAAACGTCGAAGGTCAAGGGCTATGCGTGCCCGTACTGCCTTGAAAATTACCATTGATTCCCAAAAGAAGACACCGAGGTTTTAATGCTAGTTCTTATTGAGTGGTACGACATTACTGGTGTAGAGCGTCCGTGGGTTCCTGTTGAAGAGGCAGTTGAACTTGATCCTGTCGTTGTTCAGACCGCTGGCTGGCTGTATCACAAGGATGACCATGTTGTCCGTATTGCCAGTTCAAGGCACAACGATCCAGAGACTCTGGGCAACATCAACATCATCCCAAGAGGCTGCATTGTCAGTATGCGGTGTCTTGAGCCTATTTGTGATGGCGATGGTTGCTCATGCTTGTCTTGAACGTTCGCTACAAGTGGCATGAAGGCTTGACCGTGGTTCCAATTCAGACTTTGTGGAAGAATGGCGGGATTATGTTGCTGAACTTCGGGCAAATTTGGTAAAAAAATCCGAGAGCCTTAAAAAAACACACATTGTGCCGCACGACCCCCGTGGCCCCTTGCAAACTGCTTGCATATTGCAAACTATAAGTTGCATGTTGTATTGCGTGCGTATGTTGCGCATCCCGTTTTTTT